AAGGGTCTAGTAGCTAGTGGCCCAGTGTCATTTGCTAAAGTGTATTCTGCACTCAACGAAACTATACGTAGAGGTGGGGTATATAAGAACGGAGCTTGTGTGTGTCACCTTGACTTAGATCACGCTGACGTACTCGAGTTCATACAAACACCCAGACACCAACTACCTTGGATTAAAAGGTGTGTTGATCTTACAGCTGATATGTGGGACAAGACTCCTTACAAAAAAGAATTACTCGAAGGTATAAAAGCGGGTGACATTTGGTTAAACAAAATTAAACATGATCGCTATGGAAACAGAATCTACTCCAACGTCTGTCTTGAGGTGTACTTGCCCTCACGCGGAACTTGCTTGTTACAGCATGTCTCTCTCGGTGCCTGTACTCTCAGCAACATATCAGAGGCTTTCAGTACAGGTATGTCCGACCTGTGTGATCTCCATAGTAGGACAGGCATTGGAGAATCTGGAGAATACCTTACCCCAGAAAATGACAGACAAGTGGGGCTCGGTATGCTCGGTCTTGCCAACCTCCTCAGACGTTACAAAGTCACCTACGAACAGTTCGGGGAAGCACTAGATGATGTCATTCATGGACTACACCCTAAAGGAACAGCTGGACATATAGCAGAAGAAATACAGACAGGAGTATATAGAGCTGCTGAGATAGCACGTCTTCACCATATGGTACGTGCCTTCGCAATAGCTCCTACGGCTAGCTGCAGTTATAACACAAAAGACTTGGACGGATACACATCATGTCCCGAGATAGCACCACCTATAGCTCGAAGCGTTGACCGTGATAGCGGTACCTTCGGAGTTACATCTTATGATTATGGCGATGTAGAGATCGCCTCAGAAGTTGGCTGGACTGCATACAAAAAAGTTGCAGACGGTATAATGACACTTCTAGGAAAGACGGGACTTCTTCACGGATACAGCTTTAACTCATGGAGTGACGTTGTAACCTACGACAATGCGTTCGTTGAAGAGTGGCTTGGAAGCCCCCAGACATCACTCTATTATTCCTTACAGGTAATGGGCGATGTTCAGGACAAGTCGAGTGCATATGCAGCCTTAGATGAATCTGAAGTCGACAGTTACTTGGATGGGATCTTAAACAATGAACCCACATGTGATTGCCAAGAATGAAAACACCTTATGATAAACTACTACTCCGCAAAAGAAAGTGGACTCCCGTACAAACGACGGCTGGGAAACTACGTGATGGCTCAGAAGAAACCATCTTCCGTGCTCTTGCAGTACGCCATATGGAGCTTCCTGTGGGTGCCTTTATCGAGGAAGCTCTTACTAAGGAGGTTCCCAAAGATGCGAGAGTACTTTTACAGTCGAATGTAAACGACGAAATAAACCATGACCTAGCGTTAGGTTACATAGTAAACGCAATGGGTGTAGATGAGAAAGCGGAAGCAGAGGCATTACGCCTCCGCACCGCATGGGAAGAACACCCCGACCACACACTAACTAAAGCTTTGGTAGCTGAACGTGCAATATTTTTTGTACTACTACCTTTCTTTAGATTCAATGGTGATGCTGGTCTACGTACAGTCAGTGCAGATATTAGCCGTGACGAACAAATCCATGTTGCTACTAACTCTCTCGTATGTGCTAGCATGGGTTTACGTCCAAGCCCTTCTTTAGACAAACTAAGAAAGGCTACAATAAACTGGATACTACAACCCTTGAAAGCGAACAACGAAGATAAGTACTTAAATAAAAATTTCTGGTTAGAAACCAGTGACCGTTTGATGTATGAAGGTAAAGCTCCTGAGCTAGCCGATACCAAACGTGCCCGTATGCCTGCGTTTTTTGAACATGCAAACACCAATTTACCCCAGTACTCTTGATTGGGGACGTATCGAAAAGATACTTGACGAACTTGACCAGCAGTTTCCTGACAAGTTTCCTGACCACAACCTATCGGAGAAAGCAATATCTTATAGGGCTGGTCAGCTGTCAATAATAAGATTACTTAAACATAAACTCAAAGGAGAATAATTATGTGTGTCGGCCCAATCGCTAATCTATTCGGAGGCGGACGATCAACCCCAGCTGCCCCACCAACACCAGCCCCACCAACTACCCCACCACCCCCAATGCCTGTACAGACAGCCCCAGTTGAGGCTCCTACAGCTCCTACTCCAGCTCCTGTAGAACAGGATGAGACAAAGAGAAAGGCAAAGGTTAAAGCAAAGAGAGTTCAGAAGAGATCTCGTGCTAGAGGTACTACACAGCTACAGACCAAGAAACCAGCGTCAGGCGGATTGAAAGGTATTAACACTTCTCAAGGCGTCAACACTGGCGGAGGCGGTGGCGGTGGCGGAGGAGGCACCTACTAATGGCCTTCGCACGGAAGCGGTACCATGAACTATCGTCCCACCGTGAGCAATTTTTAAACATAGCCTATCAGTGTGCAGAGTTAACTATTCCTACATTAATTATGAGGAATGAGAACAACTCTAATTACACAGATTTTGATACACCATACCAGTCGGTTGGAGCCAAGGGAGTTAGTACTTTGTCAGCAAAGTTAATGCTATCTCTCCTACCTCCATCGACTTCTTTTTTTAAATTACAACTAGATGATTCTAAACTAGGACAAGAGTTACCACTAGAAGCCAAGAGCGAACTTGATTTGAGCTTTGCTAAAATAGAAAGAATGGTAATGGATTCTATAGCAGCTTCTACTGATAGAGTACAGATCTTCGCAGCGATTAAACATTTAGTCGTTACTGGAAATGCTCTAGTTTATATGGCAAAGGATGGTATGAAAGTATATCCTTTAAATAGATATGTAGTCGAAAGAGATGGTAATGGTCATGTTATGGAAATCATAACTAAAGAACGTGTTAGTAAAAAATTACTTGGCATGGAAGATGAGTATGATGGCCCTAACGATGACGAGAAATCTGAATATGGCGGTAAAGATTGTGATGTCTACACGTGTGTAAAACGTGACGACAACGGATGGATGTGGTTTCAAGAAGTACATGATAGAATATTACCAGACAGTTATGGTAAGGCACCACTAGATAAGACACCTTGGTTGCCACTAAGGTTCATTACAGTAGATGGTGAGGATTATGGACGTTCCAGAGTAGAGGAGTTTCTTGGCGATTTAAAATCTTTAGAAGCATTGATGCAGGCTCTTGTTGAAGGGAGTGCAGCGGCAGCTAAAGTTATATTTACAGTATCACCTAGCTCTGTAACTAAACCATCATCACTATCAAATGCTGGTAATGGTGCTATTATACAAGGCAGACCAGATGATGTAGGGGTTGTACAGGTAGGAAAAACTGCTGATTTTCAAACAGCTTTTCAATTAGTCAATACTTTAGAAAGAAGAATAGCAGAGGCTTTTCTTGTTTTAAATGTAAGACAGTCAGAAAGGACTACAGCTGAGGAAGTTAGGATGACCCAGATGGAACTAGAAAGGCAGCTGGGTGGACTCTTTAGCTTGTTAACGACAGAGTTCCTTATACCCTACCTTAAACGTAAGATGCACACTCTTACTCAGTCTCGTGAAATACCATCTATACCTGAAAAGGTAGTTAAACCTACTATAGTAGCTGGTATTAATGCTCTTGGAAGAGGACAAGATAGAGACTCACTTATACAATTTATAACTACGATTGCTCAAACAATGGGGCCGCAGGCTTTACAAACATTCTTAAATGCAGATGAAGCTATCAAACGTCTCGCTGCTGCTCAAGGTATTGATGTGCTTAACCTTGTTAAGAGTATGGATGAGCGTCAAGCAGAGCAACAACAAGCTATGCAAGCACAACAAATGCAATCTCTTACAGATCAGGCTGGTCAACTAGCGGGATCACCACTAGCAGACCCAAGTAAAAATCCTGAATTGATAGAGGCACTTAATTCCGCTGCAACACAACAACAGTAACTATGGCTGAAACATTCACCTATGACCCTTCAAATGACCCAGAAGCTATTGCAGCTGCTGAGGCTAGAGATGCAGAATCTCTAAGAGTTGGTGAGGATCTTGTTGAAAAACAGGAGAACCTACTAGCTGGTAAATATAAAAATCCTGAAGAGTTGGAAAAAGCATACCTTGAGCTACAGAAAAAACAAGGAACACAACCTGAGTCTGAACCTCAATCCGAGGAGGCACCTAACTACGAAGATAGGATGTACACAGAGGAAGGT